GCTGCCGGACGTCGTGAATTACCGATTCAAGGTTCGGCAGGACTTCAGGACCGACGCGAATCTTGCGCAGTCCACCACATACGGAGCGACCGCCACTGGGACGAACCTCGCCACGGCGTATGCGCTCACGTCCACCTACACGCAATTCTCGACCGTCGCGGCAAGCACTGGCGCCGTACTTCCAGCAGCCGGGGTGCTCACACTCGGCAAAGAGCTTGTGATCTGGAACGACGGTGCCAACGCTCTCACGCTGTACGCGAATACCGGCGACACCATCAACGGTGTGGCCAGTCAGTCGATTGCCGCCGGCTCCAAGATGCGGGTTGTTTGCGCAAATACCACTGTCTGGAAAATCAGCGGCACTTAAATAAGCTTCCCGCGCGAAATGATGTCGCACGGACTTTAGGGGATGGAGAGTGCCAAGCCGTACGGGTGAAGGGGAAGGGTGAGTGATCCGAGAGGATGAGGAGATGTTAAAGGGAGAAGTACCGAAGGAGTGGGGGCCAGACAACCGACGCGGCTGGCATATCGACAAGACCATTAGCGTTTCAGACCTGATTTCGATCGTGTGCGTTGTGGTGCCTGCAATTTGGTGGGCCGGCACGGTCGAAAGCCGGTTTGCCGTCGCTGATGAATGGCGCGCTGCCGTGTCTGCTCAGCGTGCCGAGGATCGCGCGGCGACCGACCGAACGCTATCCGACCTACAGACGCAGATTCGCACGATGGACTCGCGAATGAACGACAAGCTGGATCGGATCAGCGACAAGGTGGGAGCACGATAGGTGAGTGACGATCTGCGGGATCTACTGATCGCGGAGGAGGGCGAGAAGCTGAGCGCCTATCAGGACCACCTCGGCTACTGGACGATCGGAGTAGGCCACCTCATCGACGCGCGCAAAGGCGGCTCCATTTCGCGGCGCATCTCCCGGCTAATGCTGGACGAGGATATTGAAGTGGCTCGCGTCTCCCTGCTTGCGGCGCTGCCCTGGGCGGTCGATCTCGACCCGGTACGCCTGAATACGCTGATCGCCATGGCATTCCAGATGGGCGTCAGCGGAGTGCTCAAATTCAAGCTGACGCTGGCCTATCTGCGCGGCGATCACTTCGACCAGGCTGCCGACGAAATGCTCGACTCGACCTGGGCCAAACAAACACCCGAGCGCGCCAAGCGCATGGCCGAACGAATCAGAACAGGAATTAGCTAATGGCCTTCAACTGGAAAGATGTTCTCTCTAAGGTCGCGCCGGCCTCTGCTGCGCTGCTGGGAGGGCCATTTGCCGGCCTGGCGGTACAAGCGCTTGGCGATGCCCTGGGCGTCTCCGATCCCACCACCAAGCGTATCCAGGAGGCTCTTACCAATGGGCAGCTGACGGGAGAGCAGATAGTGGCGCTCAAGACTGCCGAAATGCAGGTGCAGCAACACCTGCAGGATAACGATATTCAGCTCGAAAGTATCCTGGCTGGCGATCGAGAGAGCGCCCGGCAGCGTCAAGTGTCCACGGGTGACAAAGCCCCGGTAATCATTGGGTTCGGAGTGATCCTGATTACCGCCTTCGCGCACGGCGCTTTGCTGCTGGGATTCGAGCCGCATATAGCCCCCGAGCTGGTGGGGCGGATATTGGGAACCTGGGACATGGCCACCGGCATGGTGTTGGCATTCTTCCTGGGAGCCACGCACGCATCTGCCAGAACTACAGAATTGCTCGCTAAATCCACCCAGCCAAGTTGAGGCACCCCATGAAATACCTGTTATCGTTATTACTCTCCCTAGCCGCCGCCACCGTCCTGGCTGCCACTGCAACCGTTACCGCCACCTGGAGCATTCCGACCACGCGGGAGGACGGCTCGACCATCACCGCGGCAGACATCTCGGGCTATGAGCTTACCTATTCGATCGACGGCGGGAAGCCGGTCGCCATCTCGGTAGGTGGCAGCTCGACGGCGGCCAAGGATGTCATCCTGCAGCTCGCTGGGCGCGCTACGCCCTATGCCACCTCCTGGACCATTGTGGCGATCGACAGCACCGGCCTGCGCAGCAAGCCGAGCACGGCGGCCAAGGTCAGCATCACCGTGCCGCAGTCGCCCATCAGCGCCCCGAGCGCGGTCAGCGTGAAGGTCAGCTGTGCGAATGGCGTGTGTTCGGTGAGCGCGGCGGCGCAGTAGCCAATGCTGGACGGTATTCTGGACGGTGGCGGGTGCAGCTGCGTGATTTTGGGTGCGCTCATACCCCTGAAATCAACACTTTAGGCGCACGCAACTGCACGCTGAAACACAATTTACAGGTTCGAGTCCCGTCCGGGTCGCCATCTTCTGCTTTGATTTAATTGCTATTTATTTTTCTTCGCGTTTCCTTGGACGGTTTCTGGACGGTTTAAGCCTTCGAAACGGCTCAAATCTTTCTTGCCAGAAAACTCCTCGATCCATTCCGAGTACACCCTGAAAAACATCTCCGTCGTGTGGCCGAGCTGCGCCGCCGCGTCGCCTGGATCAACGCCCGTGGACAGCAGTTCCGCTGCTCGAGTATGTCGGCAGGTGTACGGCGTCCGATACTCCAGCCCCTCCGCTTTCAGCGCCTCACGCCATGCGTAACTGAATGGGTCGGTGTCCTTGAATGCCGTGCCGCGCTGGTTCACGAAGATGGGGCCGCCTGCAAACCGCGTCGGCGCATTCTTCAGCAGCGGGCGCACCCATTTCGGCACGTACACTTTGCGCGCCATATTCGTTTTTGTCGTGGCCTTCGCCTGGCGCCGCACGATCTGCTGGTGCACGTAGAGTTGCTCACCATCCCAGTCCGACCACTCCAGCCCGAGTGGCTCGCCGCCCGGTCGCAGTCCGCACCCGAACAACAGCGCGAAGTAGAGCAGGGGCTGACCCTCCAGCCGCGCCAGGATACGTTCGCGCTCAGCCGGCAAGAATCGATCGATGTGAGCTTTCTGCGGCCGCTTCATTTTGACGGCGGCGGCGGGATTCGTCTTGATCAGGCCGGCATCCATCGCGTAGGCGAAAATGCCGCGCAGGGGCGCCATGATGTTCTTCAGGGTCTTCGCAGACAGATCCTTGCGCTTCGACAGCTCGACCTTGATGTGCCGCGCGTCGACGTCGCTCACCATCCAGTTGCCGAATGCCGGCAGCCAGTGGCGGTTGATGATGTTCTTGTAGTCGTCGGCGGTGGAGAAGGCGCCATCGAAGGCGGTAAGGAAGTCTTGCGCCACATCGCGAAAGAGGGCGGCGGTCGATGCGGCGCCGCGCGCCAGCGGCAGGCCCAGGGCGAGGCGGGCGGCTAACTCTTCCCGGCGCTTAACCGCGGCGGCAAGGTCACTGGCCTTATACGGGTCGCCCGCGACGGTCTCGCAGAACGCGAGGCGACCGCCGGCATAGAGCCGGATGCGGATGCCGTTGCCGTGCGGGTCAATTCCTGTGGGCCACTTAGCCATTCGTCGATCGCCTGAATATTGATCATGGTCTGGTGACCGATGACGCGGTAATGTATGCCAGCCTCAAGGTGGCGTGCAATCCAGCCCCGGAGAACATCGTCGCCGACGCCGGTTTGCCGGCAATACTCGTCTTTGTGTATCCAGGTGGGCATGGTTAAAACTCCAGCATCGTGGCGTGGCGCAGCTCAAAGCCGTCAAATCCCGTGAAAAGGCAGGCGTTATGCCACCACACGATTGCACGGTCTGACCGATACCATGGGATTAGTCCGCTTTTCGGTGAGCGGTAAAACAGATCCATGCTCACCCCTCATTCCCCGGCGCTGCTGGAAGCGCCCTGACATGCGTTATCATGTGTTCGCATGACTCTTGATCCCACGTGTAACACCAGCATTTTTGGTCTTCACGCCAGTGAACGCCGGTCTGCCCCATCTCAGGGCCATAACCAAGCATGTATTCTTGATGATCGCGACGAGCTAGATTGATCGGTATCCACGCAACCGGCTCCGCGCTGGCTGCTGGCTGCCCGACAGGCGGCTCAACAACTATCACCCGCTGCGCATTCAGCTCGCGGCAGTATCGATCTTCGTGGCCTTCGCTGACGTAGACCAGGATGCCTTTATCATAGAT